GCGCGGAATGCATCTTCCGTTGAAGACCGCGCGGAATGTCTCCATGTCTTCGCTGAGGCCGGCGGGGACTTGAAGGGCGCGGTGCTCTACGCTGAGAAGCTCTTCGCGACCAGTGGCCCCATTCAGCTTATGTCTGGGCATAAGTCAAAGGGCCTCGAGTTCGACATCGTGTTCCACCTCGACCCCTGGCGCATTCCTTCAAAGTATGCTACAAGTCCGGCTCAACAAGATCAGGAGAACAATCTAAAATATGTCATAGAAACCCGCGCAAAGAAAGTGCTCAACCTTATCTCGATGGAGGATTTCCGTGGATAAGTTACCTGAAGACGTAGCGGGGCTGGTGGAGAAGACCAATGACTAGGGACCAGATGATCGAGACGCCGCGATGCACGCACGACAAGATCAAAGTCGAGTTTGACGAAGATGCGGCGAAAAACATGAATGAAAATGAGGTCCGCAAGCATTATCCGCGCGCGGACGCGGTGTGTCCTGACTGCGGGCAGCATGTCATCAAGTATGCCAGCATGATGCACTATATTGCAGGAGATTGGTGATGACCCGTGATCAGCTGATCGAGACGATGGCGCGGGCTTCGGTAGCGAGCCGCAATCTGCCGGAAGGATGCGATATCAACTGGGACACATTCATCCGTGACGCCACTGCCGCCCTCACCGCTATCGAGGCAGCAGGGATGCGGGTGGTGCCGGTGGAGAACGACCCGACTAACCCGTTCGCGCCTCGCGAGCGGCCCAAGAAATCCATCCGCTTGATGACCGACGCCGAGCGCCGCGCGGCCGGTCTAGACCCCAACAGCGGCTTCGATGGACCGACAGGAGCAGACTGATGCCCGGAACCGTGTGCCCATTCTGCGGAGCCTATAGCGTCCGATCCTGCGAGTTCGAAGGCGGCGAAGACGGTTGCCCGTGGGACGATCTGAACAACGAGCCGGATCTTGATCCTGACTACCTCCGCGAGCTTCGTGACGAGCGCGCGCGACTGGAAAAGGAGGATAGAGCCAATGGCTGAGTTCACCATCAAGAAATGGCGTTGCGACCGCTGCGGCAAGATCGAGGACAAGCGACCGTACTTCACCCCGCGACCGCATGTCGTGCTGTCCTACGATTGGGCGGAGGGGCCGGGACCATCAATCATCTGGAAAGAACTTTGCGGCGAGTGCACCAAGTATGCGGAAGCACTTGTAGACCGCGAGATCGCAGCACAGGAGGACAGCACCAGTGAGTGAGCGGGAGAAAGACACCTACTCAATATCCGACGCCAACAATGTAGAACTGGTGACAACGGGCGCGCCGATTTTGTCCGTACACGCCACCGGACAGCCAATTCTCGTCATCCACATGGACGGGCGCGTCGAGTTTCCAGGAGGGATGCCCGACGATGAGCGCGCGCGGAGATTCTTCGCGCTGCTAGAAGAAACGGGGGTGAGCGTCCACGCAGTCGGCTGGGAAGCAGGGATGCGGGAGGCGGCAAAGATCGTGGATGACTGCCTCCCGCCGGGCGAGATTGATAGCTGGAACGACGGATGGATGTGCGGCATCGAAGCTGCATCCGACGCGATCCTCTCAGCCATCGGCACGCAGGAGGACGGGCAATGACATCTCCCGAGCAAGCGGCAGACGCATTGTGGTCGATTATACTGATTTTCTCCTTGCTCTGGATTGTCGATCAAATCTGCATAGCACAGGAGGACAACACCAGCGAATGATAATGACCCTTCCGGGTCGCACCCATCCCGATCATTCGCCAGCCCCGAAATAATCCACGGGAGCCATCATTTTCCGTTTGACTTTCGGCCGGCGCTCCGTCATCATCAATCCCGTCACCCGAATCGGGTCAACCTCAAGGGAAACTACAATGGAACAGATCATCATCCAGGGCGTCACCTTCAACGTGCCCACGCCGTACGCTGAGGGCCACGTCCTCGCGGCCAACGAGGCCAGCGCCCTGAACCAGCTCCTCCACGAGAACCTCCGCAACAACTTTGCCTCGAAGGTCAAGGCCGTGCGCGGCGAGGACGCCGACCGCAACCTCGACGCGGACGAAGTTCAGGGTTTGCAGGAGGCCCTCGACGCCTACGCTTCCGGGTACGAGTTCGGCGTCCGCTCCGTTCGTTCGTCCGGCCCGTCCCTCTCCGCGATCGACCGTGAGGCTATTTCCCTCGCGAAGGCCGCGATCAAGGCCGCGCTCAAGAAGAAGGGCTACGACGTCAAGTCCCTCGATAAGGAGGACCTCGAGAACAAGGCCCTCGAACTCATCGATCGCCGGCCGGAGTTCCGGGAGCAGGCCGCGGCGCGCGTTGCCGCCAAGAAGGCTGCCGCCGCCACCTCCCTCGACGACATCCTGGGCTAACCGATGTTGAAGCCGCGAGACTACCTCGAAATGCTGTACCTCGCGGCTTCTTCCCCCTACGGTATCATCGTCGAGTCGAGCGACCGAGAGAAACTCCTCGCTCGACTCAATGCCGCCCGGCGAACCGACGAGTCCCTGAAAGGGATCGCGCTCGTCCGCCACCCGCTCCACCCCGACCAGCTAATGCTAGTGAAAAGGAAACCCGATGCGCCGGAAGGAGGATAAGCCGCTGGTCAAGGTAACACTCAACCTCGTTGCCGGCGACTTCCAGAAGCTGCAAGAATCCTACCCGCGCCTTGGTGCTGGTAAGGTCGTCCGCGAACTCGTCCACGCCCATGTCCGGCGGATCGAGGAGCAGGCGCAGCAGCACTTCACTGAACTCACCATCGAACCGGAGGAGATCCTCGATGGAGACTGACATCGCAGCCCTTTTCGAACGGGACCCACTGTCCCTCACCGAGAAGGACCTCAACGAGATCATCGCGTACCTGCGGAACACCCGCCAGCAGCACGCGAACGGAGTCAAGAGCGCGGGAAGCATGAAGAAAGAGCCGGCGAAGAAGATCACCAACCTCGACCTGTCCGATCTTGGACTCTAGTCATGAAGAGCATGCACAGTCTTCTTGACATCATGACCCTCGTAGGACACCACATGGTTCTTCTTGTCGAGATAGAGCTGGACGAGGCAAAGAAAACGCAGAAAGACGAGAACGACGCTACCGAAGAAATAGTTATCGCCCTCGAACGATTACAGATCTTAGAGGAAATCTTCGAGGGTGTAGGTGAATTAGCAGACGCATACGAATACAAGCCGGTACCAGTTCGATCTATCGATGAACCCTAACAGAAAGCTCCGGGCCAATGAGCGATCTACCGAATCTCCTGAAGATCCTGCGCGCCACCGCCTCGACCATCGCCGACGAGCTTGAGAAGCTCCGCGAGGAGGCGCTCACGACGCTGCGCGACGACCCTGCTGAAGAAATCGACATCTCGGACCTCGAGTCCGCCGTCGAGAACTCCATATCTCACATCGACGACGTTTCGATCATCATCGAGTCGATCGCGGAAGAACTCGAGATCAGCTTCGATGACTGATCCATCACCGTTCCTCAGCCCGGGCGTTCAATTCGCGTGGGACTCAACGTCGCTCGGGTACTTCAAGGAGTGCCCGCGCAAGTATTACTACACCATGATCGAGGGGTGGCGCTCCGGCGCCTCCTCCTCCAACGTTCACTTCGAGTTCGGCGGGCTTTATCACGCGATGCTTGAGCTGTACGACCACGAGCGCGCGAATGGTTTCAGTCACGACACCGCCCAGCGCACCATGCTGCTAACCGTGCTTATGAAGACGTGGCAGCACGAACTTGACTCCGAGTCTATGCCTATCCCCGGCACAGGCAAGCCCGTCGAATGGGGCCACAACCTCAAGACCCGCGAGAACCTCGTCCGGTCACTCATCTGGTACACGGAGCACTTCCTCGATGACCCGGCGAAGACCGTCATCCTCGACAACGGTAAGCCTGCGGTCGAGCTTTCATTTCGGTTCGACGCTGGCGACGGGATACTCCTTTGCGGGCACCTCGATCGCGTGGTAGAGTGGAACGGCTCCAACTTCGTCATGGATCGTAAGACCACCACCTCCACCATCTCCAGTTACTACTTCAACCAGTACACGCCCGACAACCAGATGAGCCTGTACTCCATGGCCGGGCGCATCATCCTCAACAGCCCCGTCCGCGGGGTGATTTTGGATGCAGTCCAAATCGCCGTCGGCTTCACCCGCTTCGAGCGCGGCATGGTCTATCGCACGGACGAGCAGCTGGAAGAGTGGCTCCGCGACGCGAAGCACTATATTCGCCAAGCTCAAGAGATGGGGGAAGCATCCCAACTTGAAGGGCCATCCGCATTTCCAATGCAGGATAAAGCGTGTCATAACTATGGAGGTTGTCCGTTCAGAGATATCTGTGGCAGTGACCCACGGGTAAGACAAACGTTTCTGGAGTCTAACTTCAGACGTGATCCATGGAATCCGCTGAAACTAAGAGGAGATATCAAGCCATGAAACGTTTCACTAAACTTGATATCACAGCTTCTCGTGTACGAGAACTGTTTTCGTATGATCCTGACGAAGGAGTGTTGACACGGGTGAAAGCCACGAGATATGATTTCCTTGGTGTTGTGTCTGGGCCTAAAGTTAGTATAGATAACACTCATTACGATACAGCTAGAATTATATGGCTCCACTATTACGGAGAACATCCTAACTGTCTTGTTGACCACATAAATAGAGATCATAACGATAACAGGATCGCTAATCTTCGCGCGGCAACTTACACTCAAAATCAATATAACAAAATTCAGTCAAACAAGCATGGCTATAAAGGAGTAACTTGGCGTAACAGGAAACAAAAGCCGTGGTTGAGTAAAATTCGAGTGGATGGGGCAAGAATAAATCTTGGCTCTTTTGCGACTAAAGAAGAGGCGGCAAAAGCTTACGAAGAAGCTTGCCTTAAATACCATGGCGCGTTTGCCCAGTTAGGGAGCAGTTAGAATGCCGAACTTAAGTGACCATCAATCCTCGAAGATCACGAAGCTCATGTTGATCGGAAGCTCCGGCTCAGGCAAGACCGGGGCCCTTGCGTCTCTGGTCAAGGCCGGGTACAAGTTGAGGGTCTTAGATTTTGATAACGGCCTTGACTCCCTCGCCGCGATCATCAAGTCCCAAGCCCCGGAGAAGCTCGCGAACGTGGACTTCTATTCCCTCCGGGACAAGTTCAAGTCATCCCAGATGGGACCGATCGTTGACGGGATGCCGACTGCATTCATAGACGGCCTCAAGCTCCTCGACAAGTGGGGCGATCTCGGCAAGCCCGCGGACTGGGGCCCCGAGACCGTCGTGGTCATCGACTCCCTCACATTCCTGTCCGAGGCCGCGTTCAACTGGGCCACAGCCATGAACCCGGCCGCGAAGGACAAGCGGCAGATCTACTGGGCCGCGCAGGAAGCGATCGAGAACGCGATAGCACTCCTTACCTCCACCAGCTTCAAGACGAACGTGATCGTGATCTCTCACATCAAGTTCATCGACCAGCCGGACGGGACCACCAAAGGCTACCCGACCGCCGTCGGCAACGCCCTCTCCCCCAAGCTGCCCGCGTACTTCAATCACGTTGCCCTCTGCGAGACGTCCGGCATGGGCGCCTCTTCCAAGCGGCAACTCCGCATTCAGTCGTCAGGTCTAGTTGATCTTAAGTCCACCGTGGCTTTCAAGCTCGCGCCGACCCTGCCGATTGAGTCCGCACTTGCTGACTTCTTCGCTGAAGTCAGGAAGTGATTCAAATCCAGACCCATCTTCAACAGGAAACCAACATGTCAAACTTCTCCGACATCTTAAACATCACCGTTGACTCCATCGAGAAGCCTAAGCCCTTGCCGGTCGGCTCCTACCTCGCGGTAGTGGCCGGCCCTCCGGAGATCGGGCCGCTCGGACAGAAGCAGACCCTTGCAGCCAAGTACCAGCTCAAGATCCTCCGGGCCCTCGAAGACGTCGATCACGTCCTCTTGAACGACATGGGCGGCATCCGAGACAACCAGACCGTCAACCACACCTTGTTTTTGACAGCTGACGCCGCTTGGCGCGCGAAGGAGTTCACCGAGCATTGCGGCGTGGAAGGTCTCTCGACCCTCGGCGAAGCACTCGGCGCAGTCCAGGGCCGTCAGGTCATCGTGAAGCTGAAGCACCGCCCGTCGCAGGACGGAACGCAGCTTTACTCAGAGATCGCTTCGACCGCTAAGGTTGACTGATATGAGTGAGCACAAGGGGCTCCCGGTTCACGGATACCAACCTCAATCTGATGAGGTTGTTAGTCGAGTTAACGCCAACAAGATATACGAGGAACATATCCTCCGTATCATCGACGCTCTTGCTGTGTCTGCGACTTGCGATCCTCGTTGGCTTGGCATCGCCCGCATCCACATCGAGCAGGGCTTCATGGCGATGAACCGGGCTATTTTCAAGCCCACTCGTATCGACTTGGACTGATCCAACCGGGGAGGGCCTTGCGCCCTCCCCATCTCTCTGAGGGGCACCCATGACCAGCGGAAACTTTCACCGCCTATCCATCTCCTCGATCACCGTACTCCGGGACCAGCGCCAACGCCGCGACCTCCCCGAGATCGAGGAACTCGCCGAGAGCATTAACCGCCTCGGCCTCATCAACCCGATCACCGTCACGAAGGAGAACGTGCTCGTCGCCGGCGAGCGGCGCTTGACCGCGTGCAAGCACCTCGGCTGGACCCACATCTCCGTTCAATACGTAGAGGAGTCCACCGATGAACACGTTCGAGCGATCGAGCTTGAAGAAAACATCAAGAGGGTCGATCTACCTTGGATCGATCGCTGCCGCGCGATCCAAGAGTATCACGAGCTTTCAGCCGGAACTACTCCCGAATGGAAGCTGGACGACACCGCCGCGGCCATTGGCCTTTCAGCGTCTGAAGTCTCCCGACAACTCTCGGTCGCGCGCGAACTTAACCAGCCTCGCGTTGCAGACGCCCCTAAGTTCTCGGTGGCTTACGGAATTGTTACGAGAGCAAATGAACGCAAGGACCACCAACAACTGGACACGCTCCGATCAACTATTGGCGGAGTGGTACCACAGCCCGCTGAAGTCCGATCGATCTTCAATGCCGACTTCCGGGAATGGGCTCCAACTTACACCGGCCCCAAGTTCAACCTCATCCACTGCGATTTTCCCTATGGAGTCGGAATGGATAAGTCCGCTCAGGGCTCCGGCGCTGCGCACGGGACCTACGACGACTCACCTGATACCTACTTCACTCTTATGGAGTGCCTTTGCGAGTCTCTTGACCGCATTGCTACTCCTTCATGTCACCTTTTCTTCTGGTTCTCCATGAAGTTCTACCGGGAGACCATCGACTTCCTCGAGAAGAAAAGCGACTTCATCGTCGAACCCTTCCCTCTCATCTGGATGAAGACAGACAATGTCGGAATTCTACCTGATCCTCAGCGCGGACCCCGACGCATATACGAAACTGCGCTGCTTGCGCGACGAGGAGATCGGAAGATTGTTTCGCCGGTTGCTAACGCATACGGAGCCCCAACCGTCCGCGACCGCCATATGTCTGAAAAGCCTGAGCCAGTTCTCAGACATTTCTTTCGAATGCTCGTTGACGAAAACTCGCTTGTCCTCGACCCAACATGCGGCTCTGGATCGGCTATTCGCGCCGCTGAATCGCTCCGAGCAAAGCATGTCCTTGGACTCGAGATCAACTCCGAGTTCGCCGACCGAGCCCAGTCCGCCCTCGCCGCCGCCAGGAGAATGAACAGTGCAAAGCCAGCTGCTTAAGGCAATGGATGCCGTTGAGACATCACTCGCAGAGGGAGTAAAGCAGATGACTGGTGGACTTCCCCCGTGGAACGACGAGGTTTTCAATAAGAAAGCAGCGGAGATGGTAGTGGATGCAACGAAGGCACTTCTCAGTGAGCGCGGGAAGACGCACGGGGACTACAGCCGGCACGCCGCCATCACCCAGGACCTCAAGCGGTGTCTTCAGTTTTGGCTGAACAAGCGTGGTGAAGACGGGCAGCCTGACCTCTCCGATGAGGCCAAGGAAACCCTAGACATGATCGCCCACAAGATCGGCCGAGTCATCGCCGGGCAGTGGGATCACCCCGACCACTGGCGTGATATCGCCGGTTACGCTTCTCTCGTCATCGAGGACAAGTAACAATGACTGAGCGTTGGGGTCGACACCCAGAGCTTCCATTCCACGAAATATCGACACACGGGAGTGTTCGAAAAATCGATGGACTGAAGCTTCGTGGAACAATAACTCCGAAAGGGTATAGGCAGGTTAGGCTGAAGAACCTCAACGCTCAGTGCCCGTTGTACTGGGTTCATCGTCTCGTGTTGGAGACTTTTGTTGGACCAGCCCCAACGAAGCAACACCAGACAGGTCATATAAATGGCATCCCAGATGACAACAGGTTAGAAAATCTTAGGTGGGTTACGCCAGCTGAGAACCAAGCACACCGCTACTTGCATGGAACAGACAACGCTGGTAGTCGGAACCCTATGTATAAGCACGGTCTATACGTTGGGAGCAAAGGATGAGTATAGCCTTAGTCGGTGAAGCTTGGAGTGCGGAGGACGAAACCCTCCGCATTCCTTTCTCTGGGCCCGCCGGATACTGCCTGAACCAGATGCTCGTCGAGGCCGGTATCCGCCGGGCGGACTGCCTTGTCACCTCCACCTTCAACATCAAGGTCAAAGAGATTGACCAACTTTGCGGAAAGAAAGCCGAGGTCGCTAACAATCTGCCTCCGCTCAAGAACGGCAAGTATATTCGTGACGAGTTCCTTCCTGAGCTGCAGCGTCTCTATCGCGAGCTGGAAGACTTCAAACCCACCATCATCGTGGCCCTCGGGAACGCGGCCGCTTGGGCCCTGCTCGGAGATTATCGTGTCGCGAAGATCCGGGGCACGGTGGCACCGTCTCCTTGGGGGAAGACCATTGCATCCTATTCTCCATCTTCCATCATCCGCGACTGGTCCCTCAGACCTACGGTCGTATTCGACCTGAAGAAGGCGCTCCGCGAGTCCGAGTATCCGGACATTCGTCGGCCGGCGCGGGAGATCTGGATCGAACCCACCATCGAAGACCTGGAGTATTTCTATGAGCGATACCTCCTCCCGAGCCCGCGCATTGCCTTCGATATCGAAACTGCGTTTAGAACTATTACTTGCATCGGCTTCTCCTCTTCCCCCGATCGTGCGATCGTTTGCCCCTTCTTCGATCCTCGTCGAGGCGGGAATTACTGGCCTACGCACGACAGCGAGGTTGCAGCATGGCAATGGGTTAGGAAAGTTCTTAGACTTCCAATACGAAAAGTTACCCAGAATGGCATCTACGATGTCACCTACCTCTGGCGAGAGCACGGATACGCCCCCGTGAACTGGTCGGACGACACGATGCTCCTTCATCACGCGCTGTATCCAGAGGCAAAGAAGGGTCTCGGTTACCTCGGCTCAATTTATAGTAATGAACCGGCCTGGAAACTTGAACGACCAAAGGGAACCCTCAAACGCGGGGATGAAGAATGATCACCATCATTGAATCTCCATATGCTGGAACCCGGGAGACGAACATTGCTTATGCGCGTCGGGCACTCCTTGATTCTCTTAAACGCGGAGAGTCACCGTTCGCTTCGCACCTACTTTACACGCAGGTGCTCGACGACTCGAACCGGGAGGAACGGGAGCAGGGAATTGCGGCGGGTCTACGTCTATATGCTGTCGCTTCCCTTTGTGCAGTGTACTCTGACATGGGTGTCTCGCCCGGAATGCTCAAAGGAATAGAAGTCGCCCGTACTTTTTCTGTTCCCGTAGAATATCGGAGCATAGGATGGTGAAAGTAATCAAGACTGAAAACCTCGCGGCCGGCAACATCTACGAGGGGCAACCCTTGGAACATCTGCATGCCGAGTGGGTTTATAACGGATTAGATTGTTGTCTCACAGAAGAGATAATGGGAGTAATCGAATCTCAACTTGATGAAGTAACTGAGAAGACATACACTTTTTCCCGCAACCTGCAAGCTCCGATCTTGGAGATGAACCTACACGGGGTATTAATCGATGAGCCTCAACGACAAACCCTCATCACCGAATACGAAAAAGAAATCGACCAGCTCGCGTCGCAGCTCAACCGCATCCTCTTCGAAGGACTCGGTCTTGTCCTCAACTGGAACTCGCCGAAGCAACTCATCGAACTCTTCTACACCCATCTCGGAATACCTCCAATCACGAAGCGGAATGGAAGTGGTGCCTACGTCCCCACCGTCAACCGCGAGACTCTCGAAAAACTTAGAAATCATTTCAGCGCAAAGCCGATCGTTAATCACATCCTTAAGCTCCGAGATATTGGAAAAAGGGTGGGCACACTTAGAACTGAAATCGATCGGGACTCTCGTATCAGAACTTCATACAACATCGCTGGGACTACAACGGGACGCCTATCATCTTCGTTCAATGATTTCGGCTCTGGCACAAATCTCCAGAACATCGAGCAGCGTCTCCGTCGAATCTTCATCGCCGACCGAGGATACAAGTTCGCCAACATCGACCTCAAATCCGGAGACTCATTCGGAGTCGGAATGATTCTCTGGAACCTATTCGGGGACCCGACGTACCTCGAAGCCTGCGAGACCGGGGACATCCACACCTCCGTCGCGCGTATGACGTGGCGCGATCTCCCGTGGACCGGTGACATCAATCTCGACAAACCCATCGCGGAGACGACCAATGGTTATCGTGACCTCTCAGTCCGAGACCTATCTAAAAAGTTGGGCCACGGAACTAATTACTACGGCAAGCCACACACGATGGCGCGGCATACGAAACTACCTGTGGCTGTCATCTCAACCTTTCAGCAACGCTACTTTCTTGCCT